TTAACGCCGTAACTTGTTTGGCTTCGTCCATTGGTACGCCTTTTCGTTTTCCCGCCGCTGGTGGCGTTCCTGTTGCAGCACAACGGAAACAGGCGCTGAACACCTGTTAATTTTGCTTGCTGGTTGTTTGATTCCGGCAATGCTGCGGATCATCTCCAGCATATCGGCTTCGGTGATGGTCATAGGTTTCCTATCAGCACTCATATCCAATTAATAAGTTCAATACAATGGATTATCCCGTTTTAGTGACTAACCATTGCAGAATAACGATAATTAAATATGTTAATGTGCCAGTTCCAAGAAGTATTAATAATTGATAGCAACGTAGGGCAATATTACTAATCGATTTTTGCATCACGATATTCACTGGCTCAGCCACACACTCTTTAGATCTTATCGATAGAATACTTGGAACTTCTCTATTTATTGATAATATTTCACATTGAATAGACTCACCAGGTGCAAGGCTTTCAAACTTGATAATATAGCGACCATCCTGTTCAATATTTTCTTCAAAATGGTGGACAGGCCAAAAATTAATATGCATTGGCTTATAGTTAAAAACCAATGAGATATTAGTAGCACTTTCTCGCCCTTCATTAACAAGAATAATAGATCGTGTATACACCAACTGTGAATTAGATATTACCTCACCATTGGCATTCCGTAAGGGTTCATTGAGAAGAAAAGTAAATCCATGCTGATAACCATAGGATAACTTTGCCTTGCTTTTAAATCTGTTATTCAGTATCCATGTTAAAATCGTTATAAAAAAAGAAAATAGTTCTTTCCCATAAAGACTAAAAAAACTCATCACACATTTCCTTCAGTAATCTGATTCTGCTGTCAAAGCTACCAGCACTATAGTCATTCATCCACATTGCGACAAGAAGGTTACAGCACGTCCAATCACACATTAGGAAATCTTAGGGGGCTGGTTGACACTTTCCGGCTTAAGACCTTAATAAATCTTAATATCGCAGGTTGACACACTTGACACTTTTTCGCGAAAAACCTTAGCATTTCTAAGCATGGCAACTTGACATTTTTCGCGGTTTTTTCGGCTTTTTGACGTGGTAAATCTGGCACAAACCCAGTAATTGCGGGGCTTACAGCGAGGTTGACACTTTTTCGCGTTCAGAGTGTAAAGTGTCAACCTGGCAAGCTGGCAAGCTGGCAAGCTGGCAAGCTGGCAAGCTGCTCAACTTGACACTTTTTGATGTCATTGATGGTCTGATTTTTCCCACTCAGCCAGGGCGTTTAACCCGGCTTCACTCCATGATTCCGGTTCATCGGGATAATCACCTGCAACATAGCAGAGTTCGCAACGCAGCATACGAATTGCCAGCCTGGCATTACCTCGCAAATTGTATTTTTCAAAGTAATGCTGCCCTTCATCATCCTCAAGGCAGATAGCACCATCATCAAGAAAGTGCACTTCCCAGCCTAATTCCCCGGCTGCATACAGCACACGCTGCTGTATGCCCTCGTCCGTTACTGGCGCAGGAATTTTACCGTCTCTGGCCTTAACTGCTTTCCAGAACTCGCCCCATGTCATTTCCAGCGTTCTTTCTGGCCACATTTCAGAAATGGTGTCTTTCCCCTGTGCTGGTGGGCTGTTCCGCTGCTCTGTCGCTTCCACATCAATTTTTTTACCGGACATGACCACTTCGCCTTTCTCGAGCCAGTCGTAAACTGTCTGGCGGCTTACGCCTTTGTATTTGGCGTATTCGGCTTTACTCATCAACATGTAGCTCACCTCATGCATATACGATAAAAAATAATTTCATGCGGAAAGGGAATGCGTTGTGGGTATGGAGGAAAGGGGCAATAACCGCCCCTTACTGATTCAGTTGCGCCAGGATGGCTGGCTAAGCGTGGTTTTCATTACATCATTGACGACCTGTTTTACGATTTCTGTGTTGGCAGTCGTGCTTTCAACATCAACAAAGCCATAATCGCCAATTTCCACCGTCAGGGATTCCAGTTTCTTCCCTAGAGCATCAGGCAACTCTCCACTGAACCGATGCTGAAGATTTTCCACCAGCAACGCCCTGAATGCCTCGCTGTTCTCTTTTTTCTGCCATAGCTGGCGTTTATCCACTCTGATATTTAATTTCACAGTCTCACCTCTTTAAGTGCCTTATCCATCAGTTGCCGAGCGATAACATGAATCGACGGTGCCACACCAAGCACAGATTTCTGACGCTCTTCGTCCTGGATGCGTTGCAGGGCTTCGATCCGCCTCCGGGAAAGTAAAACTGGCTTTACTCCGTGATTTTTCATGATGATCCCTTCTGAATGACAATAATTGCAATTATTGCACAAATTGAAATGATACCAGAGACAATTGCAATAAATGAAACGAAAAGCATCAATAAACCAACCTTCGGCACTGAATGCTCTGATTTTTCTGCAAAGGTATGGCAGATGCAAACATAAAGGCAATAGCAGAAGAAGCAGCGGGGAGTGAAAAGGGGAAGTTTTTATAAATACACGATTGTCGCCTCACTGCAGGTTAACAGCCACAAGCTCCATGATAATAACTTGTTAATTATTTCATCAGATTTTTCATTATTTGCGCGATTGAGTACACAAGCAAAAACTCGGCAGCCGCAAGAGTATAAAAAACATAAATTCGCTTAGCCCACCGACGATGAAAGAACTCCTCAGCATGGCCGGATGTTCGAGATACAAGCCATGCACCTACTGCACACAGAGCAGGTGCAATGAGCACAGTTATAAACCAGATTGTGATGCCCATCCCATGCCTACTGATAATAGCCATTGGTATTGCAAAAATGAATGTTAGAGCAGCATTAGCTAATAGAATATCTTTTAAAGTATTTTCAATTAGTTTTGCTAGATTATCTTTCATCTAATCCCCCACGTTGAACATTAATATATAAAAGCCCCTTACTAAGGGGCTTTGCACGGATTGTTTAAAGGGAACTATTTTTCGCCCCTTCAATTTCTGCCTGACAAATTTCGTCATTTGTAAATGAGTACTGCAGATAGACATATCCCTGAGTGGAATTGTTCGCTCTGGCCTCAATAGATATAGTATCAATATTGTTTTTTAATGGTATTTCTTTTGTTCCCTTCCATGTGGCAGATAAGAAGCGTTCTTTTTTGTTTAGCCCCCTCATCCAGTCCTGAGGATCTTTCCAAATTGAACCAGCCAGCAAAAAGTCTGTAGTATCAGCCTTTCCATACAGAGAACTTAAAGAATTACTCAATTCTTCAAACTTGGATTTAAGAGCCAATCCATAGCTATCAGTATCAATATTTTTTCCTAAAGCCCGTATTTGACATAAACCAGCTTTCGGGGAGATCAGCAAACCATACATTTCAAAATCTGCGTTTTGCTTCGGTAATTTATCAGAAGTATACAGATTCACACTGTCTGGTAGTGGCTTGAGCTTAGCACCGATCATATCTTCGATGTTTTTCTGTGTAAGACCGGCTTCTAAGCCAAACGGACCATCCGCTGGCGGGAGTAAAGGAAGTTGCTCTTGGGAATTTTTGGCTGTTACTTCCGTTTCAGTACTGTTTTTTGCGTCATTAGCTTGTACTGATGCCAGCTTAACTTCAGCGAGGCCATACTTGGCTGTGAGGTACTTTTGCTGCAACATTGCCATGGTCTGCTCTTCAGTGGCAACAGTAGATAATTTTAGTACCTTTATCAGACCACCACTATACTGACGAGCATCAGCTTTGGCTTCGTTGATTTTTGCATCTAAGCTGTCAATTTCAGTTTTAATTGAAGCCGCAAGCTCAGGATCAGGTTTTACTCCAGATACAACAACATCAATTTTGGCACCTGATTCAATAGCATTAATACGCTGTTCCAAAAGCGCTTTATTAGTTCCTAATATTTCCAGTCTTGCTGTTGTCAGATTTTTTATCAACCCACCAGAAAACTGCTGGTCAACTTCCTTAGCTGCTGATATTTCACCTTCCGTTTGCGACAGTTCAGCTTTAAGAGCAGCTACTTCCTGTTTCTGTTCTGGAGTTAACTCTTCTGGCCCACATCCGGTTAACATTACTATACCGACTAATGTTGCAATTAAAGTTTTATTCATATCCCTATTCCAAATGAAAATATTCAGATTAATCTTATCAGGAACCCAGATGCAATTGAATATTCATCTGCTCAGCAACGTAGTAGATTTCCTCAGAAAGCATCAACAAAAAACCAAGAGAATCCCATCCTCTGTTACTGACTACAATTGTTCTTTTTTTGGTATTTCCTGAATGCCTCACCATTGGGCTGATGTAATCCCATCCCGGCATGTGCCCGGCTGATGGTTTCGCGCATCTCCCCGAAATTATCCTGCCTTGCTGGTGGGCGTGCTGCCTTGTGGATACATTCCGCGCGACGTTTTGCCGCCTGTTCCCGTGCCTTGTCATCATTCGCCAGCATGATGACCTCAGCCCACCGCGCCGCCGCTCTCCGGTACAGACCACGCGCTTCCAGTGCTTCCGCTTTGCTGTCGTGAATCATGCGCCTGTTTTCTCCTTTGCTGCCCGGCGCTGACGTTTGCGCTTCTCATTCAGCGCCATCAGCCGCGTTTCTGCGTCCTGTTGTTCCTGTGGTGTCACCTCGCCGCACGGCTGGCCTTTCAGGTCGTAACGCGCCCCACCAGCAACCAGGGCGCGGTAATAGCGCGGAGACTGCGCATAAGATGCCAGCGTCGCACGTAATGCCCCTGGCCCAAATGCCAGCCCCCTGACGGCGAGATCCTGCATCAGGTCGTCGAATATCCCCACCTTAAGCGGCTTCGGTGCTTCCCGGCTGAATAAGTCAGGCCACAACTCAGTGAGGCGGTTAACGCGCCTGCGGTTTTTGCGCTGGCGTTTGGTCATATGCCGCCACGGTGTCGCCCCTGTGGGCTTCTGCTGCGCGTTCTGATTACCGGGCATCACTTTATATGCCGATGTGGTTTTATCCTGCTGTTGCGTCTCCTGTACCATTTTTGTGGCATACCGTAATTTCTGTTGATGGTCAGCTTTTCCATGTGTACTTTTCATCGATATTATCCGTATTATCGTCGTTCCTTTTGATGGCTTATTTCTATAGAAATTTCTTTATTGCTTATTACCCAGATAATTAACTGACTATTAGTGCTTTAATACTCAGGTACGCAGAAAGAATAACACCAATAAAAGAAGGGTACAGCAGAATCCCAAACAAAAACTTCATGTACTTATGTTTTCCTGTCACTTCGTTAATAACAGATATTATACTCAACATACATAATGCAATACTTATAGTTGCAATAAATGCAATAGTAAGCAAGATGAAATACCTTACACCTGTTTGAGAAGATAAATTTGCAATTATACCTATCATAACGAGACTCTGTATAATCCCGAAAGACAAAGCACCAGAAGACTTTTCCACTATTTCACTAAATTTCTTCACAAAGTAAATCATATATATCACCTTTATATAACGCTATGCTAAGGTTTATTTATACGATATCCCCAAATGGTATTCCATCACCGTACGGATCACTCTGCTGGCCTTTTTTGCCGCCCAGCCGCACCGTTCGCGCACTGATTACGCTGTCTGCGATAACCAGACCAGCCACGTTTCGCCGTTCCGTCATCTGCCTGGCTGCGCGGAAGGGGAACTGCCATACTCGCCATTGCCATTGGTGTTCCCTTGCTGGTGGTTTTTGAGTGCAGATCAGCCACCTGCCGCCCGTAAGCGGATATTTGTACCGTCATGCTGTTTGCTCTCCGGTTTTAACGTTGATGATTGTCACCTGTTCAGCTTCGGCAATCTCCCGTTCTGTCAGCGTGGCAAAGTTTGCCGCTGCCGTTGTCATGAATGCGCTTATCAGTTCGGGATGTACTTTCGCGTATCCTTCCCCGGCGTTGCGGTCGATAATTTTTATCGCCCCCCTCAGCCTGTGTTCTGTCAAATCAAGGGCGTGAGATTGTGTTTTTTGTGTGTTTCGTTGTCACAGCCTTTACCTCACAGCAATAAAATAAAATTTTTGCATTTTAACCCTTCACCTGTTCACCTTTTCCGTTTCTCCTTTTAATTCATTGTGTTAAGGGGTGAACAGTTTCACAAAAACTATTCACCAACTGTTCACCACTGTTCACCCTTAAAGCTCAACAAATAATCAAAAAGGTGAACAGTGAATAGTTTGATGAACAGTTCATGAATAACTGTTCACCCTATAACCAACTGATATAGAACACATTTATTACAGGGTGAACAGTGATGAACAGTTATTCCATAAGTTTAATTTTTGCCATCGTCATTTGTGACCGATGCACATGAGGGCATCCAGTCTTCTGAATCCTCTGTCAGTATCACGTTTGAACGCAAGCCATGCTTCGTTTTCCGTTTCATATACTCCCTGCCGTATTCCGCCATTGCCCCTGGCATATCCTTACCGAAGCGTGTCAGTGTTACGGGCTTACCGAATCCGTGTGCCCTCATATACGCCAGATAGGCGTGATAGAGATACCTGCGCGGGCTGAACGGAATAATTTCAGCATTACCCACTAACAGGCCATCGCACATTACCGACGACATGAGATAGCCGCAGAAGTCCACCAGCGAATCGCCCTCGCGTTTTATCACCAGGGCTTCTTCTGATTTCTGCTGCTCATATAGCAGGCGTTTAGCTTCGTCCTGGTCAGAAAAGCGTGTAAGCAGGTGGCGAATCACTACCGCCAGCTCTCCTTCTATTTTTTCAGCCAGCATAGGGTCACGTTCGTTCTCCGGTACAACTTCCGAAAAATTGAATATTACCCGACGACGTGATATCCCACCGCTGCGGTCACTGAATGACATGGCGTTATTGTTCACCGCCAGCACGACCGCCTGAATGCGTGTTGAGTAGGGGGCTTTATGTTTCGGGTCGATTGCCACCTTATCACCGCCTGTAATGGCCTTAATCCCTGCACCATCACCAGCGTAACGGGTCATATCCGGCATGATAATCAGCGAAAAGCCAACCACTAACGCACGTTCCCTGGCATCTTCCAGCGCCTTCATGCTTGCCGATACCGTGTTGGCCTTACCCGCCAGCATAGTGCAAATCTCCGCCATTACGCTTTTACCGCTTCCACCCGGCCCCGTTACCTCAAGAAATAACTGCCAGTCGTACCGATTCGCCAGCACCATGAATAACGCCGCCAGTACGCGATCTGCCTTGCGGTCATTCTCAGCCACCGAACGGCGCAACCACTTCCAGAAATTCGGCGCATGTGTTGCCAGCGTTTCCCCCTCTGCTGGTGGGCTGAAAGGTAATTCACTGGCAATTAACAACCAGTCGTTTTTGTTATGCTCCCGAAAATTACCAGTTCTGGTATCAAATACCCCGTTACTGAATCCAATCAGGTTACGGGCTGTATTCCCCATTACGGGCAAACTTAACTTCATGGTATCGACCGCCGATTTGATGGCGTTCTGCGAATAGCTGATTTCCGCATCAATAAAAATCTGCGCCATAGCCCGCTGGAGTTCCTTATCAGATACAGGCACCCAGACAATTCCGTTGTAATGGTGAACTACATCAGAATCATCATTTATAGCCAGTGCTCTTCCATAATATTCAAGTAACACTTCCCCTCTCTGGCTGGCTCCCATCTGATTTAGTGCTGGCCTAGATAGGTCAATATTTTTTGTGGCTAATTTCATCGCTGAAACTTCCCCACTCTCTGCCTGTTCGCGGATCCGTTGCAGGTAGTCGCGCCAGTTTTCCGGCTCCCGGTCGGTGATACCTTTGTATAATTTCGCGTCCTGTACACCAGCCAGCGCCAGCTTTTCAGCAATAGCATTGATCTGGATTGGCTCTATCTCCCCCGCGAGATAGACACGCGCAAAGCGGCGTTCATCGTCGACAATGCGGATATTCGCCAGGTCTGCCAGTTGCTTTGGCCCCAGGTAAACAGGAGGCACGTTATCGCCGTGTTTTCGTCCTTCGCTTTCAATCCAGTGTTGAGCATGGGCGTAAGCATCCGTCCCGGCAAAAATGATTACCTCGGTGAATTTATCCTTCGGCTGATATTTTAAATTCGGTGCGTTTTTCACTTCTTACCTCCCGCAACCAACATTGCCCGGATTTTTTTAATATTCGTGGCTGCACGTCTTGCCACTGCCTGTTGTTTGTTTTCAACCAGAATAAAATCACGCTCAAACTGACGGCGCGGCATTACGCAGTCATATTCGTAAGCCTCACGGCGGTAGGTGATATTGCCTGGCGTAACGTGACGAATAACCACTCGTCCCCCACGTCTGGTGTCGCGGTAAATATCTCCGTGTCTGATTTCAGGCCGAGAGAGACCGCTGGCAGTAAAGCCAGAATTTTTCCTTTTCATGGTTTTATTTTCCTGTCAGCAGTTCCGGTTTTATTTCTGCACGAATACAGAGTTCAGAAAAAAATTCAGGAGAACCCACAATCTCATTACTTTTCAGTCGGCATTGTGATTTCACTTTTTCTTTATCAAGGTAAACCAGCACGCGTCCGGTGAAATCATCTGGCACATTAAGCACTACGGGTACATGCGCTTCATGATTATGCATGGCTTACATCCTCCAGAGATTTTCTTCTGTAACGCGTCTCTGCCACATATTCAGCATAGTCCGACGCAATACTAAGAATCATTTCACCCTCTGACTTGTAGCCCCTGGTATTGATAAGAAAATATGCAGCTTTCATCATGTCAGCAATGCTCAACAATGCGCCCGATGTATCTTCCGGTGCGCCATCAAACTCCTGTTTCAGGGAATTAAAACGATCATCACGCATGTTTACCCCCCTGAATGACCTGATAACCGCAACTGGTCAGCAATTCGATAAATTCCGGCAGTGTGCCGAAACAGCAATCATCACGCAGACGTTCGCAGGATACTTCAACGCCGTTTTCGTAGTGACTCACCATACACCCGGTAAAATGCAGATCATCATCGTGATGGCACGTTGACGGCTTAATCAGTCGCGCACGTTCCGCCAGTTCCAGCAATGCTTCAACGCTTCCGGCAATTGCACCATCCGGCAGGTGATAATTACTTACCACGCGTCCATTCTCCACGTTAACCAGTAGCTGCCCGGAAAATATCTCGTCAAACTGAATGCTGTTAAGGTCAGAAATTGACAGGTTATGCATGGTGCACCTCCTGTACATCAGCCATGATAATTTTTCCGGCCTTATCCAGTGCCTGATCGGCTTTCAGCTGCACAAATGCTAAATAATGGGAGATGCATTCTGATTCTCTGGCTGCGTGTTTATGCGCCACACCAGCGATAGCAGAAATCTCAATAAGTGAATCCATCAGCGTTTTGATAGCGTCTACCGCTGCATCAGGCCATGTTGCATTACACATGCTCCACCTCCTGGCGAATACGGGCAGCGAATACCATCACGCAGCCATCAGGAGATTGCTGGCGTGCTTCCTGTTCGCTGGTGGCCTCGATGTGAATCACGCGCGGTTGTGCCGTACTCAGGGCGATAAAACGCCAGATAAAATTGTTTTCGCATTTCTGAATAAACAACGTGTTTTCTTCACGCCCTTTCCATGTTGCCGAGATATAGCCCATGTCATTGAGCATCTCGCAGGCATCAACCAGCGTATCGGCGGCTACATGAACAGTGTTTTTACCGTCAGCCATGCAATCACGGTGCACCGCCAGGAAGGTGTATATAAATTTAGGGTGAGTTTGGGTATGCTGTGCCCCAGCCATAATCGTTACCTCATTTAACGGTTTGGTTAGACGCCCCGCTACTGCCGCAAACAGTTCGGGGCGTTGTCGTTTATATCCTCTTACTGAGGTGTGATTTAAATTAAATTTAACTGAATCACAGGTCAAGTATTTTTTGTGATTCTTTTTTGTGTATACTGAATCACATCTTTTGTTTAGGAGAATGCACATGGCAAAAAACACTATCAACGACAAATCAAAACAGATTTCAATTCGTATCCCACATGATGCTTTTGAAGGCATGGAATCCGTAAAACTGGACGGCGAAAGCAACGCCGGATTCATAGTAACCGCCATGCGTGGTGAGATCGCCCGCCGCCAGGCAGAAGGAAGCGGAGAAAATCCCCTGGTTTCTTCGCTCAATGCACTGGCGCAGGTGGAAAAAATCGGAGTCAAAGCTGTCGAGGAGATCGGGCAGCTCGTCACCGTCGCACGTGAAGAACTCCAGCGCCGCAAGGCCAAAGAATCAGAATAA